ATCTGGAACTCGATTTCCAGCAGTTCGGGTGGCGAGGCAGGTAAATTCGGCTTCGTGACTGCATCTGGTTCTAGCTCAACGCTGGACGCTGATACGGTTAAATCCATGCGGTTCAGCATTCTGCCTCAATACGCCCAGCCAAACTTCAGCTTCGTGATGCACCAGCAAACAGCGAAGACTGTGAGCCTGTTCAAAGCGTCCAACGGTCAGTACCTGTTCCAGAGCGGTCAGAACTTCCCTGGCATCGTCCAGCCGATTCCTGACTCGATTGACGGGTTCCCAATCAGCTACTGCCAGTTCGCTCCTCTTCAAGGTACGAGTGGTAACGCAGTTGCGTTCTTCGGATCGCTGCAAGGCGTGTTCATGCCGATTCGTATGGGCTTATCTGTACGGGTCTTAAATGAAATCGAAGCCGTGAACAATCGCCGTGTTTACCTCTTCCGTTTGCGTTGGGGTGCAGACACGATCCAAGAACAATACGGCAAATTCATCAAGGTATCTTGATATAAGCACAAGAGGAGAACCATATGTCCCGTCATAATCAGCTCTTAAGTGGTGTTCAAGTCAAGCACCTTGTGTTTACCTCGGGAAACAGCTCGTCTGTTCAGGTAAACAGTGCCAACGGACTCTTCGGTGGGGCGACCTTTCTGGTCAACTTCGCTCTAGCTGCATCCTCGGCAATCAAGGTTCAGGAATCAGCCGATGGTTCCACGTGGACTGACCTTACGGTCGGTTATCAGGTATCAACCACATTTGGCGTACCGATCACTGCCGTCCCTGCTGTTCCTGGTGCTGCAATCTCTGCATCTGCTACGACAGCTGCGACAAACCAGTTTCTGGCAATCAGCGTCAACCACCCAGGCAAGGACACGGCTGTCCAAGTGTCAAACACAACCGCTTTTGTGAGCAAGCCTTACATGCGTGTTGTAGCGACCACTGGCACAGCCACTTACGGTGTTGCCTTGCTGCACAACTCGAACCTGACTCCGGTTCCGCAACCTGATGTTGCCATCGAGACCAAGGGAACCAACTGATTCCCACCTTTCGGCCCTCTGGGGCGACCTTCGGGTCGTCCCTTGGGGTTCGAGAGCTTAAGGAGGGCTTGTGGATATTCTGCTGACTCTAAACGAATGCCTGACGTACATTCCTGCTTTAGCGGATGCTCCATCTGCTACGGTCCAGGTTTATATCGATGCTGCGTCGAGGTTAGTAGAGAAGTTCTGCAATCGGATTTTCCTATCGGACACAGTCACCGAGCGTTACGTTATCAATCAAAGCCAGCGGATCTACCTTCGCAGAACACCAGTTACAAGTGTTTCCCGAGTCGCAATCTACCAGCAGTCAGACCCTGTCAAGGGCGATTCCTGCGGCTATGTGGACAGCTACAACTCCAGCGAAACAAACCTGACCGAAACAAAGCTGGACATCAATCTCGAATACGTTCTCGAGCCATCCACAGGCGTGCTTACATTCGTCAATCCATATATAAACAGATTTAAGTCATTCATCAAGCAAGATAACCCGTACAGTTTGCAATATTTTTACACAGTCGATTACACGGGTGGCTTTGACTATTGCCCAGAACCTGTAAAACTCGCAATTGCCCAGCTGGTCAACGGGATGTACTCTTCTTCAAAGTATGATGGGTCGCTCCAGTCCGAAAGAATTGGCGACTACTCATACACGCGATCTGGTGCTACACCCTTTCTTACAGCAAAGCATCCCGTTGCTAACCTTTTAGCTCCTTACGTGAGGTATTCAGTCAATGGCATTTGACGACTTCCTCAACCAGACAGCCGTAATCAGCGAACTGCAATCCCTAAAGGATGTTCAGGGCGGCGTGTATCAATCCTGGATACCCGTTCTGACAGTCAAATGCCTTGTCCAGCCTAGATCCGGTGGTGTTGACCGTGAAGATGCCAAAGACGGTTCTGCTGCAACGCATAACATCCTGCTTAAAGGCTCGCGTAACCTTACGGCACGCAATCAGATAAAGGTTGGAACATATGTTTATAACGTGGTAAGATGTAATGACTGGAATTCTTTGAGCCATCACACAACCGCTGAATGCGTAGTGGAGACATCCTGATGGATATTAACTCCGCAATGAAACTGATTAATCAGATCGCAAAGAGCGGCGTAACGTCCGGTTCCAGCCAGAGCATGCCCCAAAAGGCCTCGAAGCAGTGGATCTCAGACAATAATCAGGTTCAAAAGATTAACTCCGCTGCCTTGGATGCTGTCGCAAGACATGCCGTACGAATAGTAAAGACATCATTGGGCGAAAAGTATCCACCGTCCTCTCAACCAGGCGAAGCCCCTGCACGCAGAACGGGAACTCTCCAAGATTCAATCCACTGGCGAAGGGGCGTAGAATCCCGTCAATTCCCAGGACCAGCCAGCAATTCTGCCAGCGACGAGAAGAGATTTGCCGCCAAGAAGCCAGCAGATTACGCATGGCGAGATAAGATCCAAAGAGAAGGTTTCAGCGACAACTCGGCCATTACGCCCTACCCAGCCCGACAGAACAAGTCCATTGGAACTCGAATCATTCAAGTGAATCCTCGGGCTGTAGACAGATCTGAACGCAGTCGCCTTGAGTATTACAGCTTTTACCTGGAAACGGGTTGGTATTCCAAGGGGAACGACGGGTTTGGCGACAAACGACCTAAAAGCGAAGGTTCGGGCCAGAAAATCAAACGGCAGTCTGTCCCCAAGAGCGAGAAGCGGGAAGGCCCAAAATGGAATCCATCACGACCCTATCTATCACGACTGGCTTGGCCTGATACCGCAAAGGAACTGGAGGGAGTCTACAAGGCCTACCTGAGAGACAAACTTCCAGCTGCCTTTAAATCGCTCGCAGATAAAGCGACCCTCAAGGTCACTTACAACCGTGGTCTTCGTGTTCCGTACATTTCCGACAACAAAAATCGTCTCTAGAGGCGGGTCTCGTAAATGCCAACCTCAATTGGATCTGAAACAGGTAACGGTACTACTACAGGGGGAACCTCCATGCCCATCACAGCTTCCGGCGTAATCAGCGCGTCTACCAGCATGACTCTGACCGATTCTGATGTGAATAGCACATCCACGGTCACTCAGTCAAACTCACTATCATCCGTCACTCGGCCATCCACAGGGGTTCCCGCCTCGCCTACAGCGACAGAACTCACCCAGATGTACGCCGACCGCATCTTCAAGAAGACTTATACGGGCATCGCGGCCAATGCGACAACTACCGTATCGCTCAGTTCATTCCCAGACTTGTTTTGTAACACTGGCACGATCTCTAAGGTCAACTCTGTCAGCGTCAAGAACAACTCCAATGTGCCGATCAATTTTGTCTTTGACAACCTGACAGGTGCTACGGGCGACATCATCAAGGTTCCGTCTTACGGATACGCACAGATTGGCGCACCTCTGGATGGAATCGCTGTCACCGCAGCCAACTTCACTTTGACGTGTGCCACAGCTAACTCCACAGCCGATGCCGTTGTGACAATCGCCTACCAACGATGATTCCATTTGCCCAGATCGTCAACCGCTGGACAGCTTATTCAGTAGCTCCGATGTATGTCGGGGCTATTCCTGAAGGCTTGTTCCCACCTTATGCCGCACTCAACGTGGTGCAAAGCAATCAGGTGACACTCAGCGGAAACGCGATACTCTGGACGGAGTCTCTTCTGCAATTGAGCGTGGCTCACACAACACTTGCAAACTGCGAGTCTCTGGCTTCGGTAGCGATCCAGACTTATGACCGCAAGAAATTTGACGGGGTTGCTGACATGACACTGCTCAATCGAGCCACCTCTTACAGCGAACAGCCCAACCTTACAGGCAACCGCATATGGACTGCGACTTTGGAATTCCGAGTCAGACACTAATATCCCACCAAGGAGACTCCGATGGCAGTAACACCAAGACCAACGCCAGTTGACAAATACGCACTAGGGCGTAACAGCTTTGTAGAACTCTACTTTCGCGGCCTGACCTCAGCAGCAAGCACCTATGACGTAGGGTTTTCCATCTGTATTTCCGAAGGGACGCTTTCCCTGGACACAGATACTATTGAGATTAACTCTAATTGTCAGAATGGATGGAAGGTTAAACTTCCTGGACTAAAGTCTGGGACTCTCAGTTTTACAGGCTACATCGCCTCGTCTGTGAATCAGACTCCCGGTCCTGGTATGACCTTTGATCCAACCACAGCCCGAAACAAGCATGACATCATGCAGTACCTCGGCGAACCGTGCGTTGCTTTCGTCTATTCCCTTCAAAATCCAGATGAAAACTTCTTTGGCGTCGAAACGACTTTAGACCCAGAGATCCCGTTTGCTCTCATAGCAGACATTCAAAACCTTAAAGAGCTTCCTAACGGATTCTTTAAAACTGGATCTGTAACGATTAGCCCAGACGACGCAGTTAAAGTCTCTATGAGCGTTGAATTGTCTGGCAAGCAGATAGTCCAAGGGTATGTGGCTGTCGGGGCTTTGGCTCCCGCTCCTTCCGCTTAATCACTATCCACTTGAAAGGTGGGATTCACTATGTCAGAAGCATTTTACATCGACAAATTGGCTAACTCTGGAATCGAAGTCAAGATGGCAGGGGCGACCTTTCGGGTTCGTCAGCTTACACTTCGCGATCAGGGCGTTCTTCAGGCAATCATCCGCAAACTGCAACCATTCCCATCAGAAAAGGCCAAAAAGCTGGTCATCGGAATGGATAAACAAGTTGCGGGAGATGTCATGAAAGAAGCCCTGAAAGCTGATCTTTTCTATCCGACTCCGGTGGCATCCCCCGAAGGTTTGCAATTACTGGTCAACTCAGACGAAGGCCAGAAGGCACTCTTAAAAGCCGCAATCGGTCGTAACGAAGGTGTCTCTGATTCCACGATTGAAGATCTGTATGGGGAACTCTCCTACGCAGAATTCATGCGGATTGCCGCCATTGCTGTCTCTGGAGAAGATCCAGACAACGACCCAAAAGCGGAATGAGCAGCGGTTCGCATAAAGGTGATTCAGGAATGAATTATCAGAAGTTGATCAAGAATCTCGTTGTCGATGGACATATGTCCTTCCATGAGGTTCTTGATTTAACTCCTTTACAGATCGCTGCTCTCATGTCCGAAAACACGATCCCGCCAGGCGAAGTTGATCCAGATCTATACCGGAGAATTGTAAATGGCTGACCCAACCCCCTTTTGGATAATCAATCCTCCGACCCCGACTACTGTAGATGGTATCCCATACAATCAAATTGATAAAATTCCAGACGAACCAAACGATGTAGATATTTCATGGCTCGACCCAGGGATCATTCAGTCGCACACTCGCTACTGGTTTCCCGATATGACTGGCTGGCGTGTAGGTTACGGCAAAAACGGATTGACGAGTTGCCAGCAGTCGTGGGTTGCCCCATGGAAGTGCAAGGTTATAGCAGACAGTGAAGATGGTCGTCCTACCGAGAAGGCTGTCGTAGCGTACCTACCTGTTGTCCTCAGGCAAATGCTGAGTTGGAATCGCGAGCGTTACTCTTACTACAATAAGTTCTGGGATACGGATATTGCCAACGATAAAGACCTTCGCAGCCATGGAAAGAACCAGTACAGAAATCTAGTCATTACGGATATTGAGCTTATACCGAGAACGGATCTACTCGACTCGCAGTCGGAATCCAAGACTGTGTCTGACACGGGGACTCGGACTTCGCTTGGAGTAATGTCCAACACCGGGGATACGACTCGATGGGACAAGGATAATGCCGATGTTCTTGAGTTTACCCGAATGGTTCAGCAGCAACTCCGTATGACGACCACAAATGGAATAGAAACAGACTTCTTAAAGAACTATCAGCAACCGTTTCCACGTATCCGATCTCAGTTTTGGCAAATCAATATCACTTGGCAACCTGATCCGTATCAGAACAGATATGGAATTCGTTACGCAAAAATCGACATACAGCCTTCGTTACGAATGGAGTCGCTGAAGAACGTACCAATGGGAGTTGTCCCCACCAGGTCTGACGGGCAACCGGAGTTTACCCTCATAGATCCTAACGTGATCGTGATTCGTAAAGGAACTCCAGGTGGAGACCAGTCCGACCCAGGCAATATGAACAAGCTCGCACCCGTCGATTACATGGGTAAGCCTGAATGGATTCAACCAATATCAACAGGATTTCCTGTCAGAGAACCTCAGATCACTTTCAAGGTGTCATACCCGTGGGTTAGCCTCAAAGACTTGTTAAACGCCGGTCCTATCGGTAATCCTAAACAGTTAGACTTGAATAGCACAACGGGATTTGCCGGAGAAGTTGGCCCCCTATTAACACCTGAGGGTCTGTACATCGGATGTGTCAACAAGAAATCTTTCTTGGGGTATTCTAGGGGCAGAGTATTATATAATTCCGCAGAGATCACTGAATCTACAAGTCCGATCACGGGGAAGATTGGCTACGAAATTTCGCACGAATTTATAGTTAATCCTAACATGGAATGGAACCAGACGAGATATACGGGCGATTATCAGCCAATACCAGACTCGGTAGCCAAGTGGTACAGCAGAAAGACCGCTCCAGTCACAGTTGCATTCAATGTAAACGAAGTCCCTGCGGATACTAGCACTCCATCATTTAATACTGGCTACGTAGTGCAAATGCTTCCAGCCGCCGGAGGCAGACGTGTTTTCCGAGTAAGAATGGCAGGAGCAGACGATTTTCAAGCCGTATACCCTTATCCGTACAAGGAATTTAAGAACCTTCTTTACTACGGGATGGTGGGCGACAAAGTCCAATTCGACCCAGAAATAACAATAGAGGGCTGATCCATGTCAAACTCTGTCAATATCACGGGATCAGACTTCGGCGAACTGACTAAAGCTCTCTCCACGATCAACAGGGTAGCAGCGAAAGCCAACGCCAAGATTGATTCGATGTTTCAGCTTAACTTCAGTGGATCAAAGCTGTTTTCTTCTCTGGATGCCCTGAACGGTAAACTCGCAGTCGCCAGAATCCGCGCCGATGGTCTCGCCACAGCCCTCAAAGGACTCAAAGGAATCGGGTCGATCAAGGTTCTCTCTGGTGGTGGATCTGGAGGAGGTTCAGGTGGAGGTGGAGGTAAAAGCAAAGATAAGAGTGGGTTCTGGATCAGTTCTGACACTGGGTACTTTAGGAATCCTGCCTCCGACCTCAAGAACAACTTCGCTTCCAGTCTCCATGCCATGCTTCAAGCGGATAAGTTCAATAAAAAAATGGAGATGAAAGCTGCAAAGGATGCACTGTATGTTGAAAAGCTGAAAGGTCGGCAAGGGTCGGCTTACTTTGTTGGTCCAATCGACCAAGGCATAGCCCAGAAACGATACGACGCATCAATCGCCAGAGCCAAGGAACGTGACGCTAAAGCAGCAGAGAGGGCAGCAAAAGCCAGTGAAAGGGTCGCGGCACAGCAAGAAGAGATGGCAAGAAAGTCTCGCAACAAGCTGATCTCAGACTCTTCTGCCAGCAATACTATCGGCAATCTTGCAACAAGTGCATGGAGACGCAAGCTCGGTCTCAAGAATCTCTTTGACTTCCAATCAGCCAAAGGCTTACTTGGCGGTGGCTCGGGCAATCCGCTCATGGTTTCCCGCTTCGGCAATCCCGGTCAGATGCCCCTGATGAGCCGTTTCCGAGTATTTCAGCGGCCATTTCCAGGCTCGGAACGCAATCCGTTTGCTCTGGGCGATGCTGCGAACATCATGAACAATGCTGTTTACTCTGCTGGTCGTGGCGTCGAAGGTCTATTCAAGGGTATCACTTCCGCTGGTACAGACTCTGTTCGAGCCTTGACAGGTTTCACACAGATCGGTCTTTCGTTTGCCACATCCTTAGGCAGTGCAATCCCCGTAATCGGCCCATTTGTTTCCATGCTCGGCCAAGGATTGATGACAGGCTTAGATATCGCCTCCAAGGCGTTAACCTTTTTCGTGGACTCGCTTTCCAAAGCCGTGGGCGGGATTATTAACTTCGTTACGAACTTGACTCTTGGTGTGAGCGGAATTCTCTCCCGAGCCGTGCAAGCCGCATCTACCCTGACAGAATTAGAGAACGCCGCAAAGGTTTACGTGGGTAAGGGTTCCGGCAAGCTGATCGACACTTCGATGGACTACCAGTCCAGATACGGGATCTCGGCAACCGACTCGCTTAGGCTTATGACTCGTATCGCAGGACAGGTTCGCCAAACAACATCGCTTTCCAGTGATGAGTCGGCCCAGGCTGCCGTGGATATTTTCAAACAGGTCGCAGAAGCAGGATCAGTGTTAAACCTTTCAGTCGATGACATGGGCAAGATGATCCAGTCAATGATTGCTGGAAGGTTTACGCCAGGTAGACGGATGGGCGTAACAATGTCTGCTCCAATGCTGGACCAGATCACAAAGAACGATGCCTCACGGGGCAAGCCTGGGACGATGTTTGAAGGCCGGACGATGTCGATGCTCTCAGAATTCAAGCGTCAAACGATGCCGTTCACAGGTGACTTAGAGAAAACGCAGTACGAATTTGCCAACCAGCAGCGTAAGATTCTCGGTCTGTTCGAGGGCATGTTCGTTCAGTTGGGGCGTGTTGTTGAGCCTTTTGCCAAGGGCTTGTTAATTGTCAGCAACACTCTGTTGACTACCGTATACGACAAACTCAAAGGGTTTGCGGAAGGTGCTAAAGCGTCAATTGAAGATATGCGTGCTGGAGGCACTGGAGGTGGGTTTGGAACTGCCTTGACATCTTTTGTCTACGCGATCTCGCGTGCTGGTGACTATATCTACGCTTTTGGGCAAGCCGCATATAACGCCAGAAGCACGATCATGGAGTATGGCAAAGCGTTTGGAATTCAAATTCTCACCATAGCAAGGGACCTCGTTGTCTTCAGCCTGAAGATGACAGGCGTTTTCATTAAGATTATTGAGTCATTTGGCGGGTTTGAAGTAGCCTTAAAGGATATGGGCAACACGATTATCTCCATCTCGGAGTTCATTGCTCGACAAACAGGATACCAGTCTCCCGCCCAGAAGGAAGCAGATAAAAAGTTCTATGCAGATCAACAACTTGTCGAAGGGTCGATAAGGCTAAATCGTGAAAACCGAGGGTTGATCGCAAGACCTGGTACGAAACTTCCTGGTATGTCAAAAGCCGTTATTGAGGCTCAGGCTAGAATCAATGCTGTTTCAGCAGGAAGCCCTCGGTCATTCGTCTACGGCACACAGGATACGGCTGGCAGTGGAGTTGGCGACAGGCTTATGAAGTTGGCCGAATCATTTCAAAACATTAGAAGTATCGACGATCTTAAAGAGTTCTTCAGCAAGGGATTGCCCGATGTCCCTGACTCCGAAATGTACAAGGAAGTCATGAAATTCATCACCATGTCCACAGAACGCGAAGCCAAGTTCCAACCGCTCCCGCCGATGGCTATGCAAGGCCGACTTTCGACCTACTTCTCTCCTGCGGCATTCCGAGACGAGATCGCTGGTTCTGATAGAGGGCTAAACGCTGCCGAAGAGACTGCTGCAAACACGGCTGAAATGGCAACTTACCTTCAAAAACTTACCGAAACCGCAAGCGTAAACTCGCTGCTCAGTGGCGGCAAGGTTGCTTATCTAGGGGCATAAACATGACTGATCGATTTAGGGCTGGCGAACCACTTTCGGCCTCCAAGCTGAACCGGAACTCGGCAAGCACAAACACTACAGGCTATTACGGTCCTGGCTCATACGTTAAAAGCGGATCGACATTCGGGTCGGTACAACCAGATGTATCTGGTGTTGAATCATTCTGGGTCTCGATTGACGAAGAAAACGCTGAACAGGTTGACCAGAGTTTTGCATCCGGCAGGGTGATCTACAGGTACTCATGGACAGAGGTGCAGTTTGATCAAGGGGCTGGCAGTTGGAGGAAGTCGTCCTCTCGAAGCGGGCATTTCTCTTTTGATCCGGTTTACAATTTTGATCCCACGCAGAGGATACCGATAACCGCAGAGGGGACTTTAGGAAATTCCTCTGTAAAATACGTCAGTACGGTTTACCCAGTAACCCGAGATCCTCACACCGGGGTTTTATTTTTTTTTTCCTAGAGGGTGCAAAGCTCCGCAAGACCCAGGCTGGCCTGTCAGCTTATTCGGGTTTGGTGGCATCATGGAATTTGGTTATATCGATCTAGTCGATCCTGACACAGGTCAATACTACGTCAACCCCTCGATCCCTGACAAGGATGCTATAACGCACATTCAGGACTTTAAAATCGGGCGGGTTTCAGCTCAGGACTTGAACGGAGATTCCAAGGTCTACCAGTTTCGCGGGTGGTCGGGTTGGTACTTCCAAGCCTCTGCTTCGACATCGCAGATTGACCTCAACGTAACCCAGCAGTCCGAACTGAATCCCGGCACGAATCGTAGCGGGTGGAAAGACCTCACAGAGTACTGGTACAACAGGCCTCAATTTGTAAATCCTCCAGTACACGACGGTGAAGAGTTTTTTGGTCTTGATTACCTGTTCAGGGGTTTAACTGAGTTCGAGGGACACTCGTTTGGCGAAACGGTTGAGTCGTACGTAGATTCAAATGGAAATTTCGTTCCAGTATCATGGAATCGTTTCCCAGGTCCGATACGGATGAGTTATTTGTATGGCCCCCAGGGCGACAGCTTGAACAAGATTAACCACCAACTTCGGTTTAGCTTGTCAGGTAAATGCAGCGTCATGCTGCATGGGAGGTTTCCTGGGATTCGAGACTGGAGTTCTGAATACGGATCTTACATCTTACCTAGTAAGGCAACAAACATTCTTCTTAAGCCTGGATCTGACAATCTGATCCTAATTGACGGTCGCAACGCTATAAGAATCAGGCTTAATGGGTGGTATGCACACTTTGGTGATCATGTTCTCAAACCAGAACTCAGTCAAAAGTTTTTTGCTACGTTGGGATCTGGAAACTTCCTTACATACGGATATGCATTTTCAACGCCTTGTGAAGACGGTTATTTTGGCGATAGCACCAGCGAATCAAGTCTCGACGACAACGGGAACACCGTGTTTGGATCTGCTTTTGAGTTGAGCGGAGGTCACCACTTTCACATCGGTCGATGGATCGAGGCCAACCAGAACAAAGGACTGGACAGGTTTAATATTAAAGCCGTGGCAAAAGCATGGAAAAAGTTGCCTGGAGACTACGACCCATCGTCCAATCTTCCTCAGCTTAACATTCCAGACCCTTACACTGTTATGCTGAAGACAGAAGAGGATCGTCCTGCCGATGAGACTGTCTACACCACAGCTATTCCCAGAAAGACAGTCCATGAATTTGACCCTGACCACAATCAGTACGGTATCGAGTGCGATCCAACTTACGCCGATAGCATGGGCTTTATCTTCAACTTTAAAGAACCGCTGAACCACTACAAGTACGTTCACATTAGTTGGTACTACGATGGAGTTCTGATCGGAGTCAACTTCAGGCAATCTGTCGGGAGCGGTCCTGACTCGTACATTACTGGGGGCAACAGGGCTAACGCTATCCCATGGAAGGCGACCGATAAATCCTTGTTCCCTGGCTATGGGGGTGACCTGCCGATTCCTCCATCAGAGAAAGACCCCGACCACGAAGGAAGTCCAATGGATGAAGAGGGAAATGAAGCCTATCTCGTCTGCATCCCATTCGGACCAAACAATACGGATTTTCTGCCGACTTGCGGATTCCATATCACCGTAAAAGGTTCTGTGGGAAATCCCTACACGTTTGTCCCATGGACTTACTTGCCTCGAGTCGATTTCGGAGGAGCTTCAATCATAAAAACTGTCACTCTCGACTGGGGCGATGGTCTTGCAGACGCTTGTTTCCTCGATACACCCATCAAGCACCAATGGGATACTGCTGGAGACTACACGATATCTATGGAAGTGACTTACACAGAAGCGTCAGGGCGTGGACCGGACAGATCGAAAACCTATATCAGGGTCGCACCATAATGGCTCACACATGCACATGCACAGAACCAGGCACTTGCAATTTCTTCAAACGAGAGATGAGCGATACCGATTACGATATCTGCCGCAACTGCTTCAACAACCAATCCCGAGCCTCAATCGTATCCCAGTGGTACAAAGAAAGAGGCAGAAAGCTCGGCATACTCAACGGTTGTGCCTTGAAAGGCGATCCAGTTCTAAACGAGTTTGGCAATCAAAAGATTCGCAGAACATGCGGATGCGGTGGAATGAAGTCGGAGATTCCCCTGTTTGAGTGCCATCATCCACAGCCCAGAACAGCCGAAGAAGACTGCGAGAAAAGATGTACGGATTACACAAGTTTCTAAAAAAGTAGCCCATCCATGGGCCTCGGAAACTGCTTGCTATCGCCTCTCGATTGGATCAGTCGTGCTGGGTCACTGCAACTTGAATGTCTGAGTCGCTCGCCAGCAAAACACAGCGATAGCACCGACGAAATCGATGCAAAAATCGGCCTACAGTTTCCGGTTGTCTCAATAACGACTGTCAATGATTCCCGAGTTCTTCAACGACCTCGCGTAAACTGCTACGCACAAAGCGTCTGCTGGGCCATCCTTGAGCTTACCCTGATCAGGCCACCGTTGCTGGCAGTAGATGATCGAGCGAGCTTTGCCCAGTTTCTTGTCCAGCCCCTTGAACACAGCGGATTGCCAGACCTGAGGTCTCACAAGGGCAAATGGGCTGTCAAGAGTGCAAAGCACAGCCTGTAAGCCTCCAAAGCCCATGCCGAAGGTAAACATGCTTGTCACGCCTTGCCCAGGCATCGCGTTCACCTTCTCGATCACAGAAAAGTCCGGTTCCCATTCCCTCACAAGAGTCGCGACAGCATGAAAATCAATGCTCGACCCTTTCTCACCTTTGACCACAGGCATGGACTGAGCATGCAGGATGTCTCCGTATTCGTTGACAGCTGATATCCCACCCTTCAAGCCTGGATCAAAACCTATGTAAACAGCCATTTATCTGCCCAGCTTTCTGCGTTCGATGATTACCAGGTCGTATGCTTTTCGTCTACCCAGAGTGTCTGGCACATCATGCCACCACCATTGGAACGACTCCATATCCGTTTCTGCCTCACCCTCTTTGACTCCCATCCGAAACAGATGTTCCAGAGCAGAAATCGCACAGTGATAAGGCCAGCCAACAATTCCATGGTTCCACAGTGTGGTGGTCAGATCTGTTGCTGAGAACAGCCAGAAAGGCCTCCCATCAGCCAATCGGTAGTACTCTGGGCAATTGCTGATTCGACTGTGCGTATATTGTTCGCTTTCCGACGAGCTTGCCATTTTCTTTAATCTCATATCGTTTGAGTGCAACGCCTTCCGCATCCCTCTGTGTCAAAACCCGATTCGTCAGATCGATTTCAACAGAATGGAGCTTATCAGCCTTGTCGGGATTCTTTTGTCTCAAGTCCTTGTAAGCCTGAACTTCAAGCCCATCCTTGAACACTTCCAACTGAAAGTTGATCATTTATATTATACTCCCTGAGGATGCGTTTATCTCTAATCTGAGCCTGTTTTCTGCAAGAGGAAGCCACCAATTGAAATTCAATTCAGGCCTCTCTTCCGAGACTTCGCCAATCAACTGAATCAGTTTTAGAAGCCTGAGCAGCATGATGTAATGGTCCATGGTCAAACCTTTCTGTGGTCAAATCGTAAAGACTCATACCCATCAACATCAATGAATATGTGCATATCTTGAAAGACGCTTGTTGCATAGACGTAGATTTCTCGAGCTATCGCCACAGCAAGTCGCCTGATTTCCAGGTCAGCGTGAATCGAACCCCTCTGTTCAAGGATATTTCGCCATGCCCTTAGATTCCCAGACATGAACAGGTGAGTTTCAATCGAGTTTGGCAGAACAGATCTCGCGGCTTCGCGAGCCTTTTTACGGATATACGTCAATGCTTCACGGTCAGCTGTCTCGTCAGGATGATCATCCTGCCATCTCCGGCTGATAGCTGTGGTGCAAACATTGAGCATCCGGTCATAAGAGGCAGACGCAGCAGTCACTTCTGATTTGAAGCATTGCTCCGCAACAAGATCTCTAATGATCAGAGGTGGAACAATGTAGCCCAGATTGTCAGGTTCGCAAAATCTTTGAGATAGCTGGGAAATCGCGGTTCCAGCCCTGTGACGGATCAACTCATGAGTCAGGCTGCGTGAAACACCTGTGATCAATAAGCCCACGTAGGAGTGTTCCAGGACGCTTCCATGACCAACCTCGAGTATATGACCAATGTAACCCCTGTTGCCCCCAGGACGAGGGTTTTTGAACGATTGGTAGCATACTCGGCCAGCAAACTCGGGAATGTGGTCCAAGCTGTGTGTGTTCTGGGCGTGCATGCCTGACGCATAATCTTTAAGATCGTAGTCTCGGAAAACCGACACTGTTGCAACCTTTACCTTGGGTTCGTATATCAACTGCATGAGCTTGCCCTTTGTGCTGTTACGTAGGATTGAAATGCCTGAATTGCCAGCTTCCTCGATGGATGACCTTCCCACTCCAAAAACCCAAAGGCTTGATCTTTAGCAAAGACTCCATCGACAAGCACGTAAACCGTCAAGTAATGCAAATCCTGCTCGTCATAGTAGAAGATCTCAGCCTTATAAGGCTCATCCACCAGGGTGATCGTAGCCCCGTCTATCGTTGACCATCTGTTGCCTGTTTGCATTTCTCTGCCTAGCTCTCCAACCTGGTTCTCTTCCAGCATTTCTCCTCTTCCTTTCTCTCAACTTCGCGCTGCGAACACCGTTGACATGTCCCATTTCCTGCAACTCACAGGGGGGCAACGGCACTTTCTCATCCATCAATTCCGATGACGGGCATCTCGTTGTCAATCTCATGTGAGCCGACACAAAAGCCAGTCGCTTATCCATTGCTGCCATATACTCACGGGTGTACTCCACCGAGTTCCTCCTTACTCTTGCGATCCAGCCTGATTCGACCTGTACTTTTGAATCGCTTCTGCTGCCTGTCCAAACTGCAATCCTCGAGCCTTTTCAGGCTTCATCCCCAGCGAAATCAGGTAGTTCAACTGTTTGATCGAACACAGCCCCGAGTTTCGTCTGTCAATGATCTGGCCGATCAACTGCGAAGCCTGACGCTTGGTCATGTTATTGACATCTGCCATCCCAGACTTGTTCAGAAAATCCTTCTGGGCGGGAGTCGCAAGCTCTCCGAATCGATTGGCGTTGGTCAGCATGGCTCGGGACACACCCAATGAAGCCGCAAGCTCAAATGGATTAATCTCGACCCGCCGATAACTCATGTCCAGCCTGGCAACCGGAACCTTGATCTCCTGTCGTTGTTTACGTTCCGTCTTGGCTCGCTCCACAGCTTGCCACAGATCAACACCCTCCTCGACCAACTCCTCAGCACGCTTGGAATCAACCTCCTCACAATCTGTCAACGAGCTTGGCCCAATCAGATCCATGTCTGTCGTGTGTGAGAAATCCAGAATCAAACAGTCTGATTTATCTTTGCAAAGCCTCGTACCACGACCCACCATCTGGGCGTATGCGATCCGGCTTCGAGTGGGCTTTAGAACAACACAGTCTGTGGGCTTGTCATCAAACCCCTCGGTGAGGATCTGGCAGTTGACAAGGATCTTTGTGAGACCGTTTTTGTAACGCTGTATCGTGCTATCACGGTCAGGCTTATCACCGGAGACCCAGTCCGCAGCATGTCCCAGTTGCTTCAAGGCATCAGCCATCGCGATAGACGAGCCAACATCAGGCATGAAGACAATGATCTTCTTTCGGTCCTCAATCTCTTTGCTGATCGCGTTCGCTAATAGCTCGATGGCTGGCTGGATCTTACGACCAAGATCTCCCTGAGCGAAATCGCCATTCTTACCCGTTGTTTTGCATCCCCTCAGGTCAACCCCCAGAGAACACCGGACAAACTTGACAGGTGATAAAAATGGGCCAGCAGGATCATGGATCGCGTCATAAAGCGAGTAGCTGTAAACGACTTCCTCGAAACGCTTCAGACTCTGTCCGTCAGGCCGATCAATCGTTGCAGTGACCCCAACAAGTTTTGAGTCAGGGAAGTGGTCGTAAACGGATGAGTATGTCTTATTGGATTCTCCTGCGTGATGGACTTCATCCGTGATGATCAACTGGAAATCGTCCGGCTGATACCGCTTGCATCGCTTGGTCATGGACTGAATGGTTGTGCAAACCACATGCGGATCACCTAGGGCAAACCCGTGATGGGAACCTTGCTCACGACCCACCATTAGCCCGCACAATTCAAACGTGTCTATTGCCTGTTTCACAAGTTCTGTCCGGTGGACTGCGAACAAGGCTCGAGAGATAAACCCCTCCTCAATCAACTGACGAATCAGAATACCTACGGTTACGGTCTTTCCACAGTTATGTACAACGACTCCGTTGGCAATGAAATTGCTTGTCTTGTCTACGCTAACGATGTCGTAGGTATCGATCCAGCCAGCATTCTCAACGGCAAAGACATTGTCTGTTTCAACCAGCGTTTTGCCGATGTTCAGGTGATTGCTTTGTTTGCCTTCAAGAGACCAATGCTCCTGATGACTCATAATCGCCAGGTTTCCGCTCCTGTTGTCAGTATGATCTCCGTTGACGTGATGAACTGCGGTTACTGCTGGGTCAAGATAAACCCATGACTTGCCAATGTCTCCGTTTCTCAAGCATTCAATGTACTTGTCAAGGGGCATCTCATTCATTTCAGACTCAACCACAAGCCTATGGTAAGCCACGCGATAAAGCCTTAGAGACTTTCCTCTTCTGTTCGAGACGCATTTCCCAGCGTACGGGTGATAGTAAAGTTTGTTAACTTGCCTGTATCGCTTCTTAGGCTTCGGCTCCCGGTCACCGGACTTGCGTTGGCTTGCTTCGACTACGATACTCTTGCCTGACGAGTCCTTTGCTTCAACCCATCCATTCGACGACAAGATCTTATGATCAGGAGTGCATACGAGTTCTCGTCCACTTGCAAATCGAACCCTAACAACAGGCTTGACCCCGCTGGACTGGATACGGCTGAATCCATTGCATTCAACGTGCTTACCGTTAAAACTTCGGACACGCTTTACTACATGAGGTTTGACCCTTGGGTCAGCCTGAAGCCTAAAGTGATCCCGAAGAGACCGAGTAACACCCTTGCCTCCACGGTTAATAGTCACGATTGCATCACCGGATATACATCCGGTCGCCATCTGGAGAATTCCAGCTTTATGATCATCCTCGTAGACCCATGACCTAATCTTATCAATCGCCTCATCCTGGTACGGATAAGTTGAAAACTCGCAATCCATTAACGCAGAATAGGTTAGCTCAGACATAATACCCGTGTCCCCAGCATCCATTGCAATGAGCAATCGTTGGGTCTTCACCAGTCCCATCACAGATGCCGCAAATCCTCCAGTTCCTGGGCGACCTAATCACTGGGCGTTGCAATCGGGCAAGTAGTGGGCCAGGTGTTTCACCTTCAGCATTAAGTAAGCAGATCTGAGACTGAGCCAGAAGTTCATGTGCTATCTTATGTAGATATAACCATGCGTTCATATCACGGGCAAGAGCAGACCTTTTAGGCTTCGCCAATCGCTCGTAAATGTACTCGTACTGTCGTTCATCATCATCTTTGTGAGACTCAAAAGCCTCTCGGATAATCGTGTATTTCAATTCTGCATCTGGTACAGCCTTTTCAGCGTCCGAAAAAGCATTTCTGATTTTCTGATCTGCATCCATCATCACTGCCTCCTAGTAAAAGTTGCCCCGTCCATGGAGCGTTCCCACATCCTTAGAAACCAAACGTCATAGCCACATTAGGATCTTTTGCAGGGGCTGGAGGGGCGGGTGCTGGTGGAGGTGGAGTGAAGTCCACTTCTGATCCCTTAACCTGTTGCCCCATGACATAAGCTGGCTGGCTTAAATTCCCACCTGTTTTGCGTTTAAACTCTTTCGACTGCATTGCAATACGAGAAAGCCATTCTGGTAGAGAAGCCGTTTCGTCTTCGTCAACGCACCAACTGTACTCAGCGACCTGAGAATTAAAGGTGCTGGCTGTCGGAAAGATGCGTGCAATGTTGCTATACGTCTCTCCATCCCTTTTGCTGACCGAGTGGGTGAAAACGACAGAGACGAACTTGCCGACAATAGATTCGATCCTGAACTCGCCAGCCTCTGTGTTATTCAGCGGTTTGGCAATCACGTTCTCGACCAACTGTCGTAGCTTGGAAGTGGCATACATCGACGCCCCGTAATCATTCCATTTGGTGATGGGCCGACCACCTGTGGTCTCTGGGGGAAACTCAAAGCCAACCTTGATCGTCCTGGAGTCTTTCGTGATACCTTCAAAGGTCTTGGGATGAGACCCGACATCAACGACTGCAAAGATTTTGCCCAGGTGAGTACCTTCAGGCATAATGTGGCGAGGAGCCTTTTCGTCCGACTTCGTATAGTCACTAGAGTAATTCATCAAATCCCTCTTATTGCCGTCACTGCGGCTTCAATCGAGTCAAAAGCATGGAGTGCAACCAATGCACCCCAGAAATCCATAGAGCCACCACTAGTCCAGACTACCGATCCATCAACTCGCACAGAGGCACTGGGCCGACTATCATGCGGGTCACCTGGTCGATAGCATGGAATCCATCCAGCCTGATTGGGCTTTCCAGCCAGCCTCAAGCCATAACTCTGCAAGATAGAGAGTCGTTCAGGGATCTCATCGGATGGGGCAAGAGAACGAGACGCAGAAAATGTCAATGATCCTGTAAAAGGTTGCTTCTTCTGAGTCGTTTTGTCTTCGATTTCACTGAGCAACCACTGCGGCGCGATGCCACATTTGCCCGTGAGCGGGTTGACTGAACCCGTCCATTTGTACATTTTCCCAGAGCCGTACTGAGTAGGAGGGCAGGAAGCAAGCCTTCTGTCACCAAGGACGAGGACTTCTTCGTGTTTTCCAGTACCTTGCCACAGTCGCACGTTGGGGATGGGTCGCTTGTACCAGTGAGGTAGCCTGAACCAGAGGTGCAAACCACCCCCGCCAGTACTAACTTGCCAAGTTCGCGGTAAAGCTGGTCGAGTTTCGAAGAATGCACGCATCATATCCTGTGGACCATCCAGGTCCAGTACGAGAAGTCGTGAAGCCAGCCCTGGCAAAGCAGCGATATTCTTGGGTTGCAAATCATTCATGGCCGACAAGGGAAAACCGCTCCAATATTGTGATGTTTGAATCAATGGCATTTTCTGTTCCGAAGACATCGGGACAGTGTTTATCCCATGATCCTTAAGTAGTTTTATCCATCCGAGAGTGAGCGGGTTTTTTCCCATTATTAGGTCTACCCGAAATCTCGGAGCGAACTATCGTAATGTCTGGTTCAGCCTCAAAGCCAACCCTGATCGACCTCGTGCTTGACAGAGTGATATACGTTATCGTTGCAAGCAACCTCCCCTCAGGTCCAAACAATTGAATCGATTCGCCAGGGTTTCTTGAAAGTACTAGCATGGTTGATCCTCCTGATCAGTTCTTATCAGACAACAGGTTGTTGAGTAAGTCGTTCCGTCATGACTAATGGACCCACGCGACCAGCATCCCACAAGTCGGCAAGAGCTTTGCCCTGCTTCTGGAAATCCGTTTCCGAGCCATCGACAAAGCATTTGTACCAGTGCTTGACAAGCCCTTGTGGAGCAACAGCCAGTTCCTGAGACTTAGCCAGCAAGAAATCCCTGAAAGGTTTTTCAGGTTTAATCACGGTTGGCTGTTCAGCGGCCTGTTCAATCAGGTTTTGCTTGGCAGGAGGTGGTGTGGCAGAGACTCCGTCTCGACCAACTTCTTCGGCAATCTGCTGATCCACTGCTTTTTGTACACGGTCGTAAATATCTCCCAGCAATTGTGGAAAACGCTCATCAGTGACCATTCCGAGATCGACCGACATTTCAATCTGGCAATTTGCTTCGTACGAGCTAAAGTGTGGTCTGCCAATCTTTTTGGCGATTCCTGCACGTACCAACACAACAGCTTGATTCTTTAAATCCATTGCTGGACTCCCTTCGTTAAGACTTCTTGTCATCCCCCAGTTGGGATAGTGGAAGATATCGGTTCCCGCAAAACATGTCAACAGCAAATACGAAAAAATTTTCAGGTTTTTCACGAAACGCTTAAAAATACGCAGGAGGTCGTGGAACCAGAAATGTCTATCCACCGAATCTCTGACAAGAATTCCTTTACAAGAAGAGGGGTCAACGCTGACATGTCCAGGAAAAAATATTTTTGACTTTCTTGTTGACAATCGTTTCGAGCCGGACTACTATTTGGTTGACGCAAGAACGTCTTGTGTCTAAATCTCAATCGTCCCACGTGGAAAGGGTCGTATAGTAATGGCTACGTTAAGCTCTGGACCGCGAGTTAATGCCCGATCAACGCCTCGTATACACGAAGGCATTAAGCGTAACTGCATCGAACTCTCTGAACGAGGATTGGTTTTTGAAGGCCGACAGGTCTCAGCCGAAGCTCTCGTATCAGCTTTACTAAAATGTTATTTAGATCTGACTCTCGACGAGCAAATCGCCATGATGAAACCTGCTCTCAAGGAACTTGAAAAAGAACTTGAAGAAATGGATCAAGATTTTTCTTGACAGTCAGGTGGTCGGAAGTCTAAATTCACTCTTGTCCCGTCGAGCTGTTCGGCGGGATGAAAATGACCTAAACCCATACAGTACAACAGTTTGCCCTCAGCTTTGCAAGCAGGGGGTTGTCGGTTCGATCCCGATCGTCTCCATTCCTTAGACAATAAGAACTTACAGCGAGACGTTAGAGTTCGTAAACGGCTATATTCTGTTGTACTGGCAGTAAATGCGAGTACAAGCTATGGAATCGCGAAATGAACCGTTCTACCGTAAATCACGTAGAGCGTGGTACTTACAAGTTGGTAAGCGGCAGATAAAGTTGGCAGAAAGCAAGGCAGAATCTTGGGCCAAATGGCACTTGATCATGGCTGGTGGGGTTCCTGAGGAATCGAACAAGCCAACGGTCAAAACCATCTGTGATGCCTTCATTGAGGAGATGAAAACGTCTCGTTCCGAGCGAACGTGGCAGTGGTATGGTATGTATTTTGATAAGTTAGCCCAGTACGTGAAAGGAGATACGGTGGCAGAGAATGTCAGCTTGAGCCAGATTTCTCTTATGATTTCCAGCCAGCGGACATGGAAGGCCAACAGCCGTTACAACTTCGCACGGGCTATCAAAAGGCTATTTAGCTGGGCCAAAAAAAACAGGCTGATCGAGACTGACCCAGTGGAGCATCTTGAAAAGTGTTCTCCTGAAGCCCGAGAAGATTACATAACGCCTGAGCAGTGGTCGTTTATCGAGTCCAACATCCCTGAGTCTCCGCTTAAGGATCTTATGATTCTTGCCTGGGATACAGGTATGCGACCTCAGGAACTGGTCCTGATCGAGGCTCGGCACTTCCGTAAGGATGAGCGAATGATCGTGTTCCCTGCGGCAGAGGCCAAGGGCAAGAAGTACGCCAGAACGGTCTACATCGCATCGGATCGAGCCATGGAGATTCTGTCGGATTATGCCAAGAGACGCTCTGAGGGGCCAATTATGGTCAACACACAGGGCAACCCGTGGAATAAGACTTCCGTAAAGGATGCGATGATTCGTCTTCGCAATAAGTTTGGAGTCAAGATTCACCTTGGAGCATTCCGTAAAGGATACTGCACACAGGCTTTGCAAAACGGGGTTGATCCTGTGACATTGGCAAAGCTGATGGGACACAGGGACGTAACCATGATCATGAAGGTCTACTCACAGGTTCACCAGGACAAGGAGTACATGGCTGAGTCGGCGATGAAAGCGAAGGGGCTGGTTAAGCCAGCTTGACCCATGGCAGGAAGCGAAAATTCGCAATCGCGTTAACAATATGAAGTAAAAGAGGTTAGGGTGGTCAGGAATGGCAGAAACGGAATGTTTTAGAGCTTTTTCCTGATACCCACTCTTTAGCTCTTGACTAGTGTCTCGATGTTCAGTAGTATACATCCGCGCAGATCAAGCTCTTTCACTCACGATGGGTGTTTGTTTGGTCTGGCGATACCTATTTGCACCTTCGGTAGGATAGAAAGTGTTCGTATGTCTACTCTTAGCTTCGGTATGGGCCTTGAAATTGTTAATGATTCTCGTGTTGTTTCGACCTGGTCGAACTGGAGAGAGGGTGAACCTTGTCCCAAGGATTTCGCTCTGGCTCTGGTGGGCAACTTTGTCGATGACTCTCTGCCTTGTGCTTGGATAAAGGCTTACTTAAGATCTCCTGATGAAGTCGCTTACGGTGATGGTAACTGGCTGATACCGACTTCCGATGGGCGATTGATGCACATGGACGGTAGTTTGAGCGATGACTTAGAGTATGAACCTGTGAGCCTCACAGAAGCCGCACTTGACATGATCGCTCTAATCCGTAACCCAGTACTGGCTGCGTGATTGACTTCAATGGACTGGTTTGTGAGAATGGATTCTCTTCTCTAAGGGATAGATACATGACTCAGAAGCCAGCAGACAAGAAGTACAAGAAGAATAATCATCCAACCGGAAGGAGGTCTGCCTCACGGCGGGCCTCTATTATTATGCCGGAAGCTCTATGGGCTAAATTAAAGTTGATTTCCATGGAAGGCAGAACAACGATCAACGATGTGATTGTTTCGGCGATGACTGAGAGGTACGGAACAGCAACAGAGACTGAAATTCGTAAACTTGTTCCAGGTTCAAAAGCGATTGTTCAGCCAGCGGCTACTGCTCCAACCGTGCAGCTACGACCTTGGGAAAACTGCGTGATCAATACGCATGCCATGGATATGCCCACAGAAACAGAAAAGGCCAACCCTGTCAAAGGTCAGCCTAAAGCGATGGACTTGTTTAAGAAGGCCTTCAAAATCAAATCAGGAAATTCGAGCAGATAATCTTTTGGCAACTACCCTTTGACTGCTCGAGGTTTCAAAATAATTTTGCACGAGTTCTGGATTGTCACTCTCCAGTTTTTTGGAATTCAATCGTTTGGTCTGTGTCGTTGTGATGTCAAGCTGGTATTTTGAAGACTGGCTTTTCAATTCGCTAGGACAACCCATGGCTTCGACGATTTGCTGGCGAAGAATATCTTTCCTGACGGTGAGATCTTTGATCTGGTCCTGGACATGGCAATATTCTTCGAGAAGATCTTCCGGTAATTCTTTGTCTTGACGTTCAGTTGTATTTCGTTCCGGGGGGATTTCGGTTACAACGTGGTTCATCCAGAATTCTTTTCCGGCCTGAACAGCTTCAGTCAATTTGGCCTGGTGATCTGCAATATGGATCGGATAGGATTCAAACGCAAGATCTTTGGTGGACCAGACGACCAGATAACCTTGATCAACGCCAGCAACCCACTGCTGCCAAAGCACCTGGATGACGTAGTAATCGGGAGGCGTGTTGTAAATGGATGTGCCAATTGTCTTGGCTTCAATCACGGCTTTCTCGCCGTTTACAACGGCCATACCGTCAAGAGTGCAACCAGCCCAGTCTTCCAGCCAGTGACGCATCCGCTCTTGTTTGCGAGTGACGGTTGTATTAAACCGCTTTTCAAACTGGGTGAGAACGAAGTCTTCCGTATCAAGCCCCAGTTGCATCTTGCCTGTCGGGGTTGAATCGAATTCTCTTGGATGGGTTTTTCCATACCAGACTTTAAATTTGTCGCCAAATGGCGAGATGCCTAAAATACAGGCAATTTCTGAAGCACCGAGGTAGTGATGACGTTGCAAGTGGCAGTCCTTAGAGATTCCCCTTCCATGGGTAGGGAGGATCTTTAGGATTTGAAGGCTGAACCAGGCCGAGCGTGTCTTGAGGATCATACCGAAGAAGTATGCGACCTGGCAGCCAATCCACGGGACAGGATTTGAACCTGCATCCGAAAGCCCTTGAGCCTTTTGCCTACCCATGTGGCGACCCGTGGAACCAGACGTAACGTCCGATGGCATAAATGTACACAATTCCACAGAATATGTCAACACAAAAAGTAACACGATTTAGATTGCCTATATCGACATAACATGTTAATATATACATATGAATGAATGCTTATCTGTTCTCGTTGTCGAGCCTGATAGGGTGATTGACCCTGTCGAAATGGCACTCTATATCGCTGCTGGAGCGGAAATGGGTGCTGTGCCGGAAATCGTTGTGGACATTATTGAACAGACGCTGGAACCCGACTCCATCGAGGAAGCGACAAGCAATTATGGCAAAGAAATCAGCCCCATCTGAATCCGGCGAAACGCCTAAAAAGCGTGGACGACCACCGAAAACAACTGTTCATAAAGCCGAGATCGAAACCGAAACCGAAGTCGAGCCTACTCCTAAAGTTAAGCCCAAGAAGTCTGTTAAGGTTCCTAATCTTGATACTCGTTACGACTTTAGTGATGACGTTGAAGCCAATCTGGAATTGATGACGACGAAGCCGGCGTTCCTGACTCGCAAGGGATTGGCTAACAATCAGCCTCAGAAGAAGATACGTAATCACTGGGCCAAGATTATTGAGTCGGCAAAGATGGGTTATGAGATCAGTGCAATCGCTAAAGCTATCGGCGTGCATCGCAAAACGCTCTGGCTGTACATGAAGAAGAACCCACAGCGAAAAATAGATTTTGATAATGCCCAGAACGCGACTCGAGACCTTTGTGTAAACGTGATCCTGGACGCAGCCAAGAAGGGGAACTGGATTCCTGCGGCATGGTGGCTTGAGCGTACCAGGGGTATGGAATTCGCCAAACCTGAGGTCAAGTTGCAGTTCTGGGACAGGCAGATGTCGAACGACCAGGTTGAGCAGCGAATCGCAGGGAAAACGCTGGCAGAAATTAGTTCAGAACTCTCGAGGCAGTACCAGGGGAACGAAAATGTCAAAAAATATGTCGATGGATCAGGACGACTTCCGGCTGGAACGAATGAATCAGAACTCCCTGTTCTCGCAGCTTCGGAAGGAGAAGACGGGTCGTCGTCAGATACATAATGTAAGTACCTTTACTCCACAGCAGTTGCAGTTCTGGGTCTCTCCATCGAAGCAGAAATTTTTTGTGGGTGGGGTTGGTGCTGGGAAGACTCGTGCTGGCGTGATCGAGATTATGAACCAGCCTAAAGGGACGCTCACGATTGTCGTTGCACCGACTTTTACGATCCTCAAAGACTCCACGTTCCGTATGTTTGAAGAGCTTTACGGTCAGTCTGGCCTGATCATGAGCCACAACAAAACGGATATGGAAACGAAGGTCAAAGGTGACCGGACAATTTTGTGGAGATCTGCGGATAAGCCGGACAGGCTGCGGGGGACTAATGCTGGGGCTGTGTACATGGATGAGGCCAGCTTTTGCGATGAAGATACCTATAAAGTTCTGCTGGGCCGCTTAAGAAAGAATCCCGGTAAGTTATGGGCAACTTTTACCCCTCGAGGGAAAAACAGGTGGGAATACCGAGCCATCCAGGCTGGCATTGCTGAGATGATCCATGCTCCATCATATTCCAACACGTTCAACCCTGACTTCTTCGTGCAAAGCCTTAAGGCTGCTTATGATGGGGCTTTCTACAAACAGGAAGTTGAAGGGCTGTTTTGCGATACGGACGGGGCTTTGATGAAGTCATCGTGGATCAGACCATGGCAAGGACCGATACCCGAGAGGCTCATTATGTGCCGAAGTTGGGACTGTGCTGCGACTGTGGGCCGAAGGTCGGATTACACGGTTGGGACTCTGATGGGCCTGATTCCAGGGACAGAGAAGGTGATCATCTTTGACCAGATTCGCCAGCAATATTCGGCTGAGGACGTTGATCCAAAAATCTCGCAAACATCGGATGAGGATGGACCTGGAACAACGATTGTAATTGAGGTTGAGCCTGGCTCGGCTGGGAAGCGGTTGTTGCAGCATCAACTGAAGAATCTGGCCGGAAGGCGTGTTGCCTGGAGTTCACCTGGGTCAAACAAATTGACAAGGGCAGTCCCTTTTAGCCGCGCGGCATCAGCTGGAAACATTTTCTATGTTCTTGGTGGCTGGACGGATGCATGCTTCGAGGAGATCGATTCCTTTACTGGGACTCCTGCGGATGTACATGACGACTGCGTGGATAGTATCTCGTTAGGTTACACGCATTTATGCGGTAATATGAGAAGAGTGATTGCTGTTTGACATGTATTATGATATTCTGCGTTGACATATTTACAGGGTCTACTGGAGTGTCACATGCGGGAAATGCATCTATTTGCTGGGGCTGGTGGAGGAATCCTTGGTGGATTACTACTGGGGCATACGCCTGTTTGTGCTGTGGAGATTGATCCATATTGCCGCAAGGTGCTGGCTCAGAGGATTGCCGATGGGTTCCTCCCCGAGATGCATATCCACGATGACATAAAGACCTTTGACGCAACAGGCTGGCGAAACTACGTGGATGTGATCGCTGCCGGATTTCCTTGCACGGACATCAGTCTGGCTGGCAAGGGGGAAGGTATACATGGCGAAAAATCATCGCTCTTCTTTGAAGCCGTTCGAGTCATTCGCGAAGTGGAACCCCGATTCGTTTTCCTGGAAAACGTCCCAGCCCTTACCTCAAGAGGACTCGACAGAGTTCTCGGAGAAATGGCCGACCTCGGGTTTGATGCGGCGTGGACAGTGTTATCTGCTGCCGACTGTGGAGCTAACCACCTCAGAAAACGCATCTGGATCTTGTGCGAAAGAGAAGTGGGTCACTCCCAACAGCCGGGACTGGAAGGATACTGCGGGTCAGAAGACCACATCGATCAACAAGGACGGGACTGTACGGAATCGGCTGGACCAACTGCCCAGACAGGTCTTTGCGAGAGAGAGAGAGAGAGAGAGAGAGGAATCCAAGACTGGTGGTCAGCTGAACCCTCTGTGGGTCGGTTGGATCATGGGGTGGCCGATAGGGTGGGAAGGCTTAAAGCCCTTGGGAACGGTCAGGTTCCGGTTGTGGCAGCAACAGCATGGAAAATACTTGAACAATCACTTCGGAACACCGTTACCAGAGAACCCATGGTTGCCCGTGATCTTCTCAGTTGATTGCGATGAGGATGGGAATTGCCCATGCGGCGTTGACTATGCCGAGGATTGCCTGATGCCTGGCCCAACTCAGGATGAATTTGAATACGTTGAAATCGACGGCGTGATGCTTGGAAGAAGGATCGAATCGTGACAAACTGGATAACCATTGTGGGGCGTGATAAACGCTCCTGCATCTACTGTGGGATCAACGACTTAACCGTCACTGTCTCTATTGTCAATAATGACAAGGAGGCTTTGGCGGGAAACTCGGCTGTTGTTTGCAAGGAGTGCAGGAAAGCAAAAATTAAAAAGTCGCTAGGGATGCCTGGGGCAAGAGCTTTTGCTGCTGAGATCAAGCGTAGAAACAAGATGGCAGGGATTGCCAATAGCGAGCCTGTAAAGCCACCTACGGACGACGAACAGGTCAATGTGGGTAACTTTGTCAGGAGATTACCTCCGAGAGGCTGTTACCCGTATTCTGTGCGTGAAATCGATGTGCAGTATTAAAAAAAAGACCCCTCAAGCAACAAGCTCAAGGGGCTGATGGATTCTGATCGTCCGTGACCAGGACTGAGCAAATATTGTACACGCAAAATTAGGATCTGACAAGTCAGATGTTCATTTTCCAGGCGATTTGATTGAGCAATCTTTTCCCGAAGTCTTCTCCCTGTCTTAGCTCACAGTTGGGCCATTCACCCGCCTTTTTGTACTGCTCCCTCAGGTCTTCCAAGGCTAAAAAGCCCAGTTTCCTCAGGCTTTCGGGCGTAAAAACAGAGTCGATCAAGATCGTCATGTACTCTTCTGTTTCAGCCTCATCGAAGCGAGGGACATTAAATCCGTTTTCCGACTCTTCGTTATCTTCGATCTCATCTTCGTATGACATTTCTCTATCCTTTCGAGTGTTAAGGGACGGATGAATTCTATCTCATGGATGATCAGGGCGCAAGGGGAGATTCGGTTTTTCTTTTTCGGCCATTCTCGAGCGAGCATCCCTGATAATCTCAGCCCACTTATCCTGATCAAGTTTTTTTCGACCGATGATATCGTCCATCAACAGCTTTGTCTCTTCGACTGTATAGAAATCAGCCGGAATACCGTAGACGATTGTCCGTTCAACCATGTTCATTTTTAGCCTCGTTGGCCTGAATCTTGTTGATCATGGCGAGTAAAAGAGTTGTGGGAATGACAATTCGTTCCCGATAGTTCTCCAGTTGCGCGGTTGCAACACGTTTCCATCCATCAACGACTTCTGGTGTTAGTAGTTCTTTCTCAGGTGATGTCATCGGGCCTACGTTCAATTTGTCAAGGTTCTTGCGGGCGATATCAAGCCTCGTCTCAAGGTTTCTGATGACGATTTCTAGCTGTTCAGCCTCGCTCATTTTTTCCACTCCCTATCGACAAGGTGTTCTTCTCCAGATCCCAAACTGCTCCATAGGTACGGTTCAAGATCGTCCAGCCCATCCCACAGTCTCACATTCTCGGTGAAACTTCTGATGAGACGCTTTGTCTCTGTGCAGATTGCTGATTCAAAGTCTCTAGACCTTGAGTCCATTGCATACGAGACTATCTCAATCGCCGTTTTCAGCACCCTAAAGTCGCTCAGATAAGCATCCTCCGGTTCTGGTGGATCAGGTTTTGCGTTGAGTTCTATCTTCAGTTCTCTGGCTCGCTCCGCAGCCTCAACGTATTGGCCCAGAAGATCTGTATTGGCCTTGTCTATCCTGGAAATCTGGGATTCTAGCTCGACGATTTGGTTTCGTTGTTCAACAATCACTGCAATCAGTTTTGAGGCCATGTCGCTATCACTCATCTTCATCACCTTCCGTTTCATATTCGAGGTCTATTAGATATCTCAATCACGACCAGTAGCAACGTCACCATGCAACCAACGATTGCGGAGATCAGTGAGGCCCATTCCAGTACGGAGTCAACCATTAGTCAAACTTCGCCTCTTTAAGAACCATTTTCGCAACCCGATAGCATTCATGAGCCTCGTTGGATGCCAAGTGAATCGCAAATCGCATATGCGGGTTCTGAAATCCCGACTTGTCAAATTTTCGCAACTCTCTTTTGGCCCAAATCGCTCTACGAGCCATGTGAAATACAATTTTTCTGCTCTTGTCCATCTTCAATTCCTCTCAATCATTGGTGACACGCGATTTACCATTCGCTTGAAATGTATTTGAGCTTTCCAATATTGCCCAAACCAACACGGGTCTTCACCTGTCATGATTCTCGGCGTTGTGCGAAGGATGTAGGGTATGCCTAGTGGGCATTCCTCTTTCTCTTTCATGAGTTCGATTGTGATGCCGTTTACAGTCAAAGAGTTAATCGTGATCAGGTCGGGATCAATCGATACAAGTTCTCTACTCTCGTCCACCTTTAACCTCGTTGTCATTGCGAGTAATAGAGTTGTGGGAATTTTAATTCGTTCTTGTATGTGTTCTCGGTCATCAGGTCCCACTCCATTCGCCTAATTTGCGAGAGTATCTCAAGGCGTAAAGATCCTCGTAAGACTCGTAAACGTATATCGATGTCATCTTTGGGGCAATATTTTTAGCAAAATCTAGAAGATCGTTCAGATCTGCCGTCACGACTCCTTCCACCGAACTGAGGTAGATTTGAAGACCGCCTCTACACAAAATGCGGTAGCCAAGGAATTTGCCGCAACTTAGTTCAGGAACTCGCATTAAAATCGTCTCCGAATATGCCAGAAATCAAACGGTCCAAATACCGTAACTCCGAGATTGTTGTTTTTGTGAAATCGTCTCCTTCTTGCATCTGCTCACTTAGCAACCGGAAATAGTTGTTTAGGTGGAACTGTGCCAACCTCAGGTGTCTCGGCTGGATGCCTATCAGGGAATGCAGGGTTTCGTCTTTATTCATCGTCATCAGTTTCGGTCTCCCATTCGTTATCTACGCACAGGCATTTTTCTTCGTGCTTACCGCACTTCTCGCAATAAGCCTCGCACTCACACAGCACCCAAACCTCTTCGCAGTCAGGGCATTTTTCGTCAGCGTTCATTTGAAATGCTCCTCGATCAAATCCATGATTCTCTGGACTTCCCTTGCCATGGCAACTTTATCAGTCCAGCCTGTAGGTGATTCACCATGGACAAGCCAGTCTCGACGATCCTTCAGGAGCCACCAGGCGATTTTTAAGGTGCGTTTATCGATGAAACCTGGGGAGTCTTCTTGTTCTTTTGTCCTGTCGTAAACAGGAGTATATGTTGTGGCCTTGATCATGATTCTCTCTCAGTTAAGTTCTGGGTTGATCCAGGAGGATGTAAATTCGGAACCTTCTTCAGCAAACTCACGCATGGATTCATGGAACTCGTCTTGCAAATACTTGGCTGTGGCTAAATCCTTTGTTTCAACGCCAATAATCATGACCTCGTCCATCTCGTTCCTGTAGCTGGTAGCAAACAGGCAGACTCCTTTACCATCCAGGCAAAACTTTGTTGCCACTTGAGCCACTGTCTCGAACTCTTTGGAGAAGTACTCATACATGCGTGAGATCAGGCAGTCATTGACATACTCTTTCTCAGGCTCGCTGAGATCTGTTGTGAACTGTATTTTTGTATTGAACCTCATACTTGAGCCTCTTTCATCAGTTTTTTGTATCTATAAAGCAAGTCTTGAGACTCCCAATCTGTTTGGTAAGACTCAACGTAAGTCAAGTAGGCCTTTTCGTGCATCTTCTCCATGTGACGTTTGCGGTCTGGATTATGGTTAATGTCGTGCTGGATCTTTCCCAGCAGTTTATGGTGAGGTAGCATGAGAAGCGGTATATAAGGGAAGTCTTCAGGGAAAGGTTTTTCGGACCAGATCTTTTTCCAGTCAGCGATGGCATATCCATACCCAAATGCATAGAGTTCGATGCCGTTGACAATCGTATCCTCTGTCTCCCATCCATTCTTTCTCAGGATGCCCTTCATAGCTGCCAGTTGACCTGGATTAAATTCTGTTGAGTACTTGAGCGAGTTCGCCATCGATCCTCCCTGTGTGACGTTTCTTATGTGTTCCAGCCTTGGAGGAATGTTAGTCTATCGACATATGAATGTCAATACGCGACTAAATTTTATGTACATATTTTTTAAAAACTCGCCAATCCGTTATAATGTAAGGGCTTATAGTTTAATGGGAGGGTGGGATATATGGTGTTTATACGTTTTTGTAAGTCTGTCAAGCTATGCGTTTGGTAGGTCGTTGACATGGATATGAGGGTGATGTACAATTGATGGTGAGATCAGGGTTGAAAAAGAGCGGACCAAGCCTTGCGCTGAATACGATAACCCCCTCATCAGCGAGAGCTGAATCTACTACCCAGCATGAACCGACGGTTAAACTGGGTGACGGAGGCAAGATAAGTGGTGAGTCAATCACCCGCCTATACGCGAACTGGATCGCATCCGTCGTATATCTCACAACTCTTTGACAAGAAAACGCTGACAGCCTAAAAACGCGATCAATATCGTAGTACAGGTTTCCTTGCCACACATACCCAGTACTGGGAAGTTGGTCAGATCCTCCGGCAAGGGTCAGTGAGTGATAGATGAGTGTCCAGGGGGAAGGCGTTTGACGAACGCTCGCTGAGTGCAGCACTGGACAGTGGTAAATGAGGATCGCCATTCGGCTTGACGGGTAGACTCACTATCGAATCCAGGCACTGTTGATACCTAACAACCTGGTCCCTACACTAAAACGAGTCTAATCGGTAAGCTGACCAGACCTAGTATTCGCCCACTACCAGATTCTTTCAGCCAGATGGAATGTTCCCTTAAGTGGGAAATGACGTCTAAGGTTGAGTTGAATCAGGATTCACAGGTTTCTGATAGGTGATATGAGGATTCTCATACAAGGCCTAGAGGAAACAAGATGTGAGTCAGGTGTAGTGTAGGGGAAAAGGTCGTCTTCTGTCTCTGAAGTATTACAGACGTAAAATGCAAAGTATAACTTTGTTCAGTATCCCACTCAGTAGTATATTCAGCCTTATAGATACACTGGTGTAAACTGACTCCTGATACACTGTCCTACACCACTCTACACCTATACAGTGCCTTATTCGGATACAGTGCCAAATATAGATACAGTGATCTACCCAGATACAGTGTCATACAGTGATACTTATAGATACAGTGCTAAATATGATATCCTACGGGGATACACTGCCTCACGCACGCCTATAGGCGTATGTACACGCGCACCCATATTCAGGCCGAAGTTCAGGCCCAAATCAGCGTCAAACCCTATGGAATAAGCCATTAAGTTAGATCAAAGGCCGTTGACATTTTTTGAGAAATCTTTTTGACTCTGGCTCATCCGGTCGATATATTTTGTGTGTCGGGGAAATGTTCTCGATGAAATCTCAAAACCAAGTAAGGGACGACGAATCATGAAACGATCAGAAGCGTTTGAATTTATGGCTGAGAGCTTGATCAACGGTCAGTTGACTCAGGCAAGAGATCTTGCCAAGAGACGATCCGCAGTTGCGATCTGCGATTATTTGCATGATGAGCTTGGGTGGAGTCTGGAAACGTCTGTGGCTGCGACCAGGTATCTCAAAACAGGCCAAGGTTTCCAAACTTATTGCGACTCTAAGTAAGGGGCAGAATCATGATCTTGTACGTACGATTCAGGAATTATGGTCCTATCGCAGGGCATCACTATTGGGATGCGAATCGATGCTGCGTTGTGGACTGCGAACCGGATGACACCGTGGCTGGAGGCCTGTTGGGCCTGTGTGGTGATTCCACCGGATTTGCGTCTGATCTTGCAGCTTACACTTTTCAGGAATTGACCAGATGAAAGCGGATTAAATGATCTGGCTTGTTGCCAGGTCAGTGGTTATATTGGATCAGATTGGTTGGTATCTCAAATGGTAAACATGTTTCCAACGGAAGGATCGAGACAGATGAAAATCGAAACAGCAGCAGACCTCGAAACAGCCAAAAGCATGAGTTTCGCCCACGATCAACTCGCCGAACTGGAGATTGGTTGCGAGATCTGGGACGTTAGAGGCGAAAATGAATTTGGTCAATCTTGGACTGGTACGATGTGCCGCTGGCCTAACGGGCGTGGAGCCTTTGAATGTGGCAGTGATAGCAGTTGGGGCGAATGGGAAGGTATTTTCCTGAAGCTGGATGATACCACTCAAGATTGGAAATTGATCTACATTGACCATGACGGTGAGACTTGGTTTCGAGTGTCGGTCGATTTTGAATATTCCGCAGACGAATTTTGGGCTGAATTACGCGAAGATCATCCCGAGATAGCTGAACGCTTTGGCGACACTCTGACAACCGAGAGCGTTATGATCCATGAGGATGAACTTGAGCAGGTAAAAAAACTTACAGGATGGGCCGATGGGCCTGAATTCGCACGCAATCCACTCTATCTGATCTGATCCACTCGCCACAATCCAGATACGATTTCAAGCCCAGCAACCCGCTGGGCTTCTTTGTTATTTACGCAACATCATACACGGCGCGGGGATAGGTTGTAAGTTATTAACCAGCAAACCATATATCACCATCTTACACAACTTAGTGATGATTGGTTCAGGGGAGGAGATTGGGAGGAGGGTTTGTGATTGCACACACTGCCACTTTTCTTAAAAAAGCTCGCTTTGGGACCTAATCACGCTTAATTAAGCCTAAACGAGCCAGCCCAGCACCCTCGCCCCAGGCTCACGCCCGTCACCCTGCCACTGACCTCCAATCCCTCCGGCTCGGGACTTCGTTCTTTATTTCACAATCTTGTTGACTTCTGGCTCCCTTGCAATTTGTTCAACATTCGCCCAGATCGTTGACATTTTCTGCCACTTCTCTGCCATTCTGCCAGATCCAAAATCGTAACATACTCGCACAGTGACACTTACGGAACTACGACCACCTGATAATCAGGCAGGAGGCCACACAGTGACACAGTGATACACTGACACTCATGGATACAGTGACACAGTGACACTAAGCCAAACACGCCCATGCACACGCTCGCCCATCCAGCCCCCTCCAGGGGGCCAGCCAGCCCCCAGAAATCGCCCCAAAGGCCAGCCAGGCCAGAGACTTACGTTCCAGTCCGATCTCGTAAAAATGGCTTGAAAATACAGATATTCGGATCGATACTACTTGCGGCGGGGGAATGTTTCCCCTGAATTAGTCAACAGATAAGGAATCGATCTAATGTCCACAGTATCGGCACAATCAATCTATACGGGCGGCGCAATAACCTTACCTGAGGTCTCTGATCATGATCTGATCATGCACTTTCAAAGGAATTCCATTTTATGTACGGCAGAGACTCAAAACACTAAACTTGCAAAGTCGTACAAACTTTATCCACAATATCGAAGCGCATATGTTGCGCTTCTACCGGCCGATCATTCTGGAGTTAATGTCTGTCCCAGGCACAATCACTGTAAAACACATTGTATCGGAATATCGGCCGGCAGGAATCGTTTTGATAATTCAATCATAGGTAAGTACTATCG